CGAGTTGCCGATTTTACTTCTTCAATTGGTTTATCTTGGGTCATCTTGAGATCTCTCCTTGATTAGTTGCAATACTGATTCGTTATCATTCAATTCTTTGGCTTCTAAGATTACCAAGTAATTAGCAGCACCATCAGTTCCAATGTTTGAAATCCATAGATCTTGGACAACTACATGATCAGGGTCAATAATAGACGTGCTCATTAAGCGAGTTGTAGCAGTGGTGGTCTCACGTGCCCAGCCAATCTGTCGGTTATCACTCGCATCCATCTCACCGGTAACTGTACCACTTAGAGAAAGGATGCAATCCACGTCGTCGCCACTGGCTTGAGAGATAGTCCACACGTAGAATTCCTTAACAACCATACCATGATTCAAACGACCATCGTTCAGAATCAATCGCTTTGTTGCGTTTTGATCTACACGTCCGCGCAGAGTATGTTGCTTCACTTCTTCTTCCTCCCTGCTTCCTTGTGTGCAGCCTTAACTGCTTTCTTGAATCCGTCCTTCATCCACTCGCCGTTCTTTTTCTTGTACTTCTTAGCCGTACGTTTGAAGGCTGCTTTGTATGCTCTGTTGTACGCGCTTACTTTGCGCTTCTTTGGAGCCTTGCCTGCAGCAACAGCACCGGTTGATGTTCCTTCGACAAAGCCTTGGACGACTTCAGGAGGGAGACCTGTGACTGAGGCAACAGGTACAAGCAAAGCGTCGGCTATAGCACGAAGGCGTAGAGCAAGTCGCAAATCTTCATCAGTAGGCAGGCGAATCACCTCACTGTTGGGAGAGGGCGAGTGCCATTGCTGCAGACTGGGATAGGGTTTCAACTGTGCACTCAAGAACGATTGACACTTGATCAACAACTGCTTGAGCAGCAGAGTCTGTACCGATGTATAGTTGCTCGACTGCAACAAGGTAGCCATTGCGGAACATTTCAGGAGACAAGTCAGGCATGTCGCTAACGGACGTGTTACCTGCTGCTGCTGTGCCGACTACAAGACGTCCTGAAGAGATAAGGCTACGGTCTGTAGCGTCTACCATTGCAGTTTGTGATTGTGTAGTAAGTTGGTAGGCTGTCATACCGTTGTCGTTGTTTGGTCCAACTGGTATTTGTGTAGGTGATCCATATTGAACGGAAACACCGTGTATTCTAAGCACACTCTTACCAAGTGCATCCACGTAAGCACCCAAGTCAATTGAGTTCTGTGCGTATGTCGTTCCGTTCACGTCAACTTTTGCTCTGATAAAGAAACTATCTGATTTAGCCATGCAACTGCCACACCTCGACGGTGTATAAAGTAAACTGGTTGAGCGACCCCCTGCAATCTGCAGCCCATCTTCGCGAGCGAAGCGAGTTAATCGGACAAACCGCCCGTCCCCGACCACCACCCCACTGTAAATGCCCCCCGCATATTATTCTGCCGCAGGCTTTTTTTTCCGAATATACTAAATAACATTATTATTTAGCGTAAATCATGGCGAACCAATACTCCATAACCGTGAGCAATAGTGCTGATGCTGTGCTAAAAGATTTGAAACAAAGAGGGATGAAGATGTCACAGTGCATTGATGCTGCAATTGTAACCCTTGGGGCCGACGCTCTGGTTAAATTGGTGACTACTCAGAAGTTAATTACCTCGATAATGGAGGATGAAGCGAATGACTAATACTGAAACTTTGTATCTAAGCCCTGCACAAGTCAATGAATTGTACGATCAGTTGCGACACTTGTTTGACAACAATGAAACTGTGATGGAGTTTAGCGCGTATATTGAAATTGTTCAACGACTCTCGAATCTAAAGGAACGTATTCATTATTGCAATGACTGTGCGAAACAATACTTTCGCAGTTTTATGATAGACGAGTCACCAGAATACAGACGCCAATGCACTCCATGCAAAAACAAAGAGAGTGGTGAAGAATGAGTGGAATCGATGAACGCAACCCTGCATGGGAAGAATTGATTTATGTTCTGAAGGACATTCGTGATGCACTACAACAGTTGGTGAATGAACGATGAAGCCCGATCAGTTACCAGAGTGTCACGTACAAGCCAACGATGACTACTACGTATGTTATGTCATGGAATACGATGATGAAGAACACATGGACATCGATGAACGATACCACAACGGCATCCTCGAGGTAATGAGAACGTGTCGCATATGTGGCGAGTGCGACGTGTACTATCCTGTTTAGAAGTAAGGAATGAACATTACAGCAGCCCTGACAGCATCGATCCCACCGACCATAGCGAGAGTGAGAAAAGATACCAAGACATTTAGTTTGACTAACGTGTCGAGATTTGTCTCTTTCTCTCCACGTCGTTCCTCACGCGTCATCAACCATTGAGCGAACCGTTCAATACGAGTTGCCGATTTTACTTCTTCAATTGGTTTATCTTGGGTCATCTTGAGATCTCTCCTTGATTAGTTGCAATACTGATTCGTTATCATTCAATTCTTTGGCTTCTAAGATTACCAAGTAATT